GGGTAGTAAATGAAAATCCTAATACAGTTGTTTTTGAATTAACTGGAAAAATTGATATGACAAATTTAAGATTACCTAAAAGAAAATATAGAGAATCTAAGGTCAAGATTTAATGCAAAAGTTTCTAGAAGATGCAAAACAACACGCATTAAAAGACGCACCAAACGAATCTTGCGGTATTGTCGTTGATGATAATTATTATCCCTGTAATAATATTTCTGATACACCAAAAGATAATTTTGCAATACATCCAAAAGACTTTTTAAAAGCTAGATCAAAAGGAATTTTTCAATATATTATTCATAGTCACCCCGAAGGGGGAGATGCAAGCGAACCAGATAAAAAGGCTTGTAAGGCAAGCAAAACACCTTGGTACGTTTACCTTATTCCACAGGATCAATGGCAGATTATAAATCCTTAGTAGGTCGTCAATGGTTATATGGTAAGTTCGATTGTTATACCATAATCAGAGATTATTATAAATTAATCGGTATAATAATTCCTGATTTCAAAAGACCAAAAGATTTAATTACTACAGAAAGTATTTTTATGAAAGAAGCACCAAAAAATAATTTTAAACTTGTTAATTTTGATGATAGAAAAGAAAATGATATGTTAATTATGCAACTTGGCACTAATAATCCTATGCACGGAGCAATTTTTCTTGGTAATAATACAATTTTGCATCAAAAATATGAATCTTTGAGTTGTACTGAAAACTATAGCGTTTATTATAGAAGAAATACAAAAGCAGTTTTTAGATATGCAAAATAAAGTTCTGCTTTTAGATGATTTAGGAAAAAAATATGGGGAAACTCATGTCTATTATAATTTAAAAACACCAGCAGAAGCTATAAAACTTTTATGTATAAACTACCCAGAATTTGCAAAAGATTTAGCAACTTCGCATGAACAAGGTATTTTTTATAAAGTTCAACAGGTAGATATTGAGTTAGAATTATCAGATTTATTTTTACCATTAGGTTCACATGATTTAGTTGTTACTCCTGTCATTAGTGGTAGTGGTGATGTAGGTAAAATTTTGCTTGGTGTAGGTCTTATTTTTGCAACAGGAGGTTTTGGTTCATTTGGTACTCAATTTTTTGGAAAAACATTCGAAGAAGGAGCTAAAGCATTATTATTTACAAAGGCAGCAGCAAATTTTGGTGGTTTTTTGGTTTTAAATGGTATTACAGGATTGATTACACCGCAACCAACACTTTCAACGTTGGATACTGAAGGTGCTTTTACCAATTACAATAGTGGGCCAGCTTCTTTAACAAAAGGTGCTGATGGTATGCAAACTTACGCTTACACTGGTGCGACAAATTCATCTGGTTTAGGAAAAACAATTCCTGTTGCCTACGGAAAAGTTTTAGCTGGTAGCTTATTGATAGGAGCACAAATTAGTACAAAAACCACACAAACAAGTAATACAGAATTTTTTAGACAACCAGGATTAGATACTTTTACTCTTAATGGAGATCGTTTAAAATTTGGCTTTAGTGATGCTGGAGGTATAGAAGCTAGATTAAGAAAACGTAAAAGCACAGTTAAAACCAATAAAGGTAGAAGATATACAAGAAATAAAGATTTAAATCTAGGTAATGATGGTGAACAGAGTTTAACTACAAGTGCTTTAGGCGGAACAATAGAAGGAAAAGATTCTGGTAAACATAATACCAAATTGTTTAGTATTTTCTTTGAAGTTAAAGGTTTGAATGATAAACCTGGAGATAATGATACTGCGTTTATTGATGGGTTTATAACTTATCAAATTATCATCAAAGAGTCCGTAAGTGATGATATTATTGGTCAGCATCAAATGACAATTCAAGGACTTTTTAAAGATTCACAAAGGCTTAGATACCAAGTTAGAGCACCATACGCTCATGTATCAGGTAAAAACTTTTATAAAGTATTTATTAAAATAATTGATTCTTCAGTCGGAGATAAATGCGTGTTTTCTACTAAGGTAATAGGATATAAATTAAAATAGCAATATGACATTAAGATCAACTTCTACAATAAAAATTCTTGATCTTTTATGTGAAGGGCCGATAGAAGGTTTTGCTGAACCATTAGAGGGTAAATTATCTCCATCAATTTTTTTAAATGATAACCCTGTAGAGCTTGAGGGTGAAGAATCTTTTGATTTAGGAAAAGTTAACGCTGTTTTAAAATTTGGAACAAAAAATCAAGATATTCCTAAAGGATTTCATGGTGCAAAGAAAACAGAAAATATAAGTATTGATGAAGAAGTTGGAACGAATTATTCAGAAACATTAACTGCAAAAGGCACTGTCAAATCAAGAGATTACGGAAGTGGTCAAATTCTTAAAAAAATAACAACAACAGATGCAGAAGTTTTGACTATATTTTTCACAATTCCAGCTTTATTCAGTCAAGCGATGGTAGGTATTGCAAGTGGTCAATTATTTTCAGCTAAAATTAAAATAGAGGTTTTTATTAAAGGAAAAGGTGGTAAATCATTTAAAAAGGCTTTTAAGGAAGTAATTAGAGGAGTTTCTACAACAAATTATCAATTTTCAAAAGATATAGAACTTATAAATGATAGCGGTTCAAAACCTTTTGGTGAACCTCCTTATATTATAAAAATAAAAAAAGTTACTGATGAAGAAGATGATTACGATATTAAATTTGATGATTTAGTTAATTTAACAAAAAAACAAAGAGAGCAAACACCTTTTGAAGGCAAAAGAGCAAATAGATTAATCTGTACTTCTTTTGCGTTAAAAAGTTTATCAACAACCAAAATTAACAATATGGCTTGTGTTGGTCTTACATTTTCAAGTGAGGCATTTCCACAGCTACCTACAAGAAGTTATTTAATTAAAGGTAAAAAGGTAAGAATTTTTTCTAATGCCACTGTAAGAACTGGTAAGAATAACGCTGGTAGTTTGAAATTTGAAGGTGAATTTGACGGTAATTTTTTACAAAGTATTGATGACCAAACAGGTAAAGCAACTGATTTACTCGTTTGGACCACTTGCCCTGTTTGTATATTCATAGACATGATGACCAATCCTACTTATGGAGCAGGTGATTTCATAAGTGATAACAATATTAGTTTGGTAGATCTATACCCCCTAGCCCGTTATTGCAATGAACTTGTAGATATACCCGATGATGAGTCTGATGATGCTAGTGCAACGGTAAAAGAACCAAGATTTGCAATGAATACAATTATCGGGAATCAAGTATCTGCGTACAAACTGCTGCAAAACATGGCAAGTGTTTTTAGAGGCATGACTTATTGGGCATCAAATACAGTAAATGTGGCAGCAGACCATGGAAACCTTGATGGCAGTGATATTGACCCTGTTCATCTTTACAATAATTCCAGCGTTATAGGCGGAGTATTTTCATATTCTGGAACGTCAGTAAAAACTAGATCAACAAAAATTAGAATAAATTATAACGACCCAAAAAATAATTATAAAGTTGACCAAGTTGTAGTTCAAAATTCATCCTTAATTGATAAATTCGGACTACAGGAAAAAGAGATAGTGGCATTTGGCTGTACTTCTAAATATCAAGCGATAAGAATGGGTCAGTATATGTTAAAAAGTGAAGAGTTAGATGGTGAAGTTGTTACTTTTAGTACAGGTTTAGATGGTCTTTTTGTTTTACCAGGTCAAGTATTTGCTATTGGTGACTTGATGAGGGCAGGGCAAAGAACAGGTGGAAGAGTGAGTAGTGCGACAACAACTGTAATAACAACAGATCAAACCGTTCAACTTCCAAGTGGTGACAATAAAAAATTAAGTTGTATTTTATCTGACGGAACTTTAGAAACAAAAGACATTGATAGTAGCTCTGGTACGACTATTACTGTTTCATCAGCTTTCACTTCTGCACCTTTAGCTCAATCAGTTTATGTAATATCAACAGATAATGTACAAAAACAAAAATTTAGATGTATTGATATTAAAGATAATAATAATGGAACTTATACAATCACAGGAGTACAGCATAATGACAGTATTTATGATGCTGCTGACGATACAACAGGAAAACCAACTGATTTAGAGGTAGATGACAGATCAATAACTACTTTTGATGATAGACCCAGAAAACCTATTGATGGAGTTGTGACTTTTTTAGACGTAAAAATTAATAATAATACTGTTACTAGAGGTCTATTTCAGTGGAGTCGTGGAACAAATGCTCAAGTTGTTAAATTTAATTTAGAATTTTCAGTAAATGACGATGTAAAAACTATTTTGACAGATTATACTGCAACCACTTTTGAGTATGACGGTTTAGAAGAAGGTCAAACTGCAAAGTTATCCGTAGCTTCTGTTGGCTATGATCCAACAAAAGTTTCTGACCCTCTTGAGATAGAGAAAGTGGTCACGGCTTCAGCAACTAACAGTTCTACTGGTTCAGTTGAAACTACTGCTGATGTTCCACCCGATCCAGAATAGCTATGCCAACTATACAAGCCACCACAAAAAATGAAGTAATATTTAAATGGAAAATTCCTGATGATTTTACTGGAAATAGAAATGAGTTGGTTGCTGTAATTAGACATTCACAACTTACAGATGGCACTGCGTTATGGCCTGAGTCAACCTTTTTAAGAGAGGTACAGGCAAATACTGATTATGTAATACTGCCTTTAATGAATGGCACATATTTAGTTAAATTTAAAAATACAAATAATGTAAAGTCGGTCAATGCTGGAACTGCAATTATAAATTTGCCAGATGATTTACCAAAACTATTACATTCTACCGTTAGAGAAGATACAACATCACCAGAATTTCAGGGCCAAAAAAATGATGTTTTTTATTCTTCGCAATATGATGCTTTAGTTTTAAATAATAAAGATTTAATTGATGACAAGGTAGATTTTGAAGAAGGTTATTTAGGAAGTATTGATTTTGGTGGCGAGTTATTTAAAACTGGCACTTATTTTTTTAAAGATAAAGTTGATCTTGGTGGGATATTCACTATTGAATTAAAAAGAGTTTTAAAAACCAGGGGTTTATATCCAAACGACACAATAGATTTACATTTTGCAAATATTGATACTTGGACGGATTTTGATGGTGCTTTACCTGATGAGACAAACTGTGTGATTTCTTTTAGAAAGAGTAATGATGCACCAAGTGATGATGAGATAGAAGATGAAAATAGTGAATTTATTTTGCTTGAAGATGGAAATAAATTTAGTCAGGAAGATTCGCAAGTTTATGATGAGTTTGTACCTTTGGAAAACGGAAGATTTACAGGTAGGGTTTTTCAATTTAAGGCAGATTTAACAACAAACTTTACAGATCAAACACCTTTAGTTGATGAATTAGGTTATACAATACAATTTGAAAATAGAACTGAAAGTGATTCCACAACTAGCGGTGCTGGTGCGAAAGTGATAACTTTTAACAAAGCCTTTTATCAAACTCCTAAAATTGGTATAACTGCTAGTAATATGGCTACAGGCGACTATTATGTAATTAGTA